TCACCCTTTATCATTATTTTATAGAGTTGCCCACTTGTTAGTCTCCACCATGGATCGGCGAGGCATTCTTTAAACTCTTCAGCGTTTTTTGGTACTCTAGTGTCTCTTTCTCTAATAGCCCTAGCCATTTGAAGGGCCAAGCGTATTACCTGATATTTCTTGAATAACTAAAGTTAAAGGATTTTCAACACTTCCTGATAATTCCTTCTTATCAGTTAAGCCTAAGTCTCTTGCAATGATGTTAGGATTTAACAGCCCTGCACTAGCTCCTTCAAACTTCTGAGTCTCTATAATTTCTTTGATTGTACTTGTGACTGAAGAAAAATCTTTTCCCTCGTCAGTGTCTAATTTTAAATTACTAATGAAATCATCAAGATATCTAGTATTCACCCCCCAGAAGATACATAGCCCTTTTATAGTCATAGCTCGCATTAACTTCTCAGGCTTAGCGCATACCTCTCCTTGATAGATTATCGCCTTTTCTAAAGGGTTATCCTCTACCCATGAAAAGTAATCAAAGGCGGCCTCAAGCATTAACTCAGGCGTTTTAAATATCTTATCGCGTCCATGCTTTGCTCTTGCTTTCCAGAATTGATTTCCCTTAGTTGCCGCCATTATGCTAACACCCTAAATTTTTGATAATCACTTTGTCTAATATCTGTTGTTGAAAAATCTAGCTTTGCCTTGTTTCTCCACCTACCCACATAATCTAAATCATCTAATACAGTGAGATACTCTACATACTCATTAGCAAGCAAGGTTTCACCGTCTACCGTTACAGGTACAGCAGGAATAGAAACACCGTTTGTTATTTCTTTAGTTAGCCCTACCTCTGGTTGTAAAATCAACGTAGGAGTTGCCAAGCTAATATCTTCGCCGAAATTAATCCGTATTGGCTGTCCTACTTCATTTTTATTCATGTTACCCATTATAGTCTACCTCTTGATGTCTTGCCGTTACCCGTAGATGCTGTTTGCGTTAAGCCGTTGCCCGTTGAACCATCACTCAATAAGCCATTACCTAATGAGCCACCGCTAATAATACCTCCTGCAACTGGAATAGTAGGAGGTATTATTGTCGATATATCATAACCCATTGTTACTAACTCACCTATCGAACCGATAAACGAGCCATTACTAAAGCCGCGAGTAACTAAGCTTGCAATACTCATTAGCTTGCTCTTGTGCTGCTTGTTGGGTTAGTAGCATCGTCTAGCGTGTAGGTTGCCGCTGTTGTGCTTCCATCAATCTTCTTAGTTGTTTTAGTTGTGCCAGCATAGGCAAAATCACCTAAATTCTGTTGGATGTTAAATATACCTTGCGCCAATGTAGGGGCAACACCATCAGCAGCATAACTTTCTGTCATTTGAGTAGTTAGTATTTGTGACACTGTTGGAGCTGTTGCAACCATATCAGTATTAGTTGTGGTTGTTGCACATAATGTAACGTTTGCCACTGCGTCCGCTGCGGGATCGAAATAAGAAGCCGCTACCAACGTCCTAGCATTGAATTCTGCCACTGTTGGAACGTCTGCAATGGCTGCTGTGTGGTCTGCTGTTTGCGGGGTATTGCCTGTGTAGGTTGTTAGCGTATTAACTAGCGTTACAACTGCTACCGCGTCTGTTGCCCATGAGAAGTAATCTGCATCAGGTCTTGTTCTGGCATTAAATTGTGCAACCGATGGGGGTACAACAGTATTAAATCCGGTGGCGGTTAACCAGTCACCTTGATTGGTTTGTAGGTCGTTGGTGTCCACTAGTATTGTGTCAACAACCGTATCAATTGCAGAAAACCCAGTTGAGCCAGCAGCTAAAACATTATTATCTACTGTCTGAGGGAATTGAGTATAAGTTTGAATTGTTGCTGGAATAGCGCCTGTACCAGTAAACGTAACAGAGATATGATCTCCATTAGTTTCAGCCTGTGTGATAGTGTAAGAGTGAAAGCCATTACCTTCATGTGTTACAGCACCGCCGCCAGCGCCTTGAGTGCCGCCGTCAACAGTAACTAAGGCACTAACAGTACCAGTAAATGCTGTGCCGTCTGCCGCTGTTATCATTTGAGCGCCAATAATTTGAGATGCTACATTTTTTTTCACTTTATGCCCTTACTGTATTAGTACATTTGCGCTTCTAGCCCAAGCAACTTGAAAGCCAGACACCACCGCTGTAACTGTATGTGTTGGAGTTGCTATTATATCACTAGTTCCCGTGGTTAGGCTAGCCGCTGGAATTGTCCATGTGATTGTTTCTGTTTCGGCAGTGTCGTAAGTTGCGAATGCGGGTAATGTGATTGTTGCGACTGTATCGCCAACTGATAACACGACATCAGCATTATCTAATGTGCTTTTTATTAACGCATCCCATTTGTTAGCGCCTGTTTTATCTGAGTCTGAACCGCCTGCAATACCATCTTCGCTTGATGTGCCAGTTACGAAAGTGTCACCCGATAATGTCAATATTATTGTTTTGCCACCCGTAACTATATCAGCTTCGGTTTGTGTTGGTACTGCTGTACCTGTTATTGATACACCGCCGCTACTAACAGGAATAGGGGTTCCTGCTGTCATAAATGTACTAGGCGAATCTTCATTGTTGAATGATGTAGATACAAATGCAGCAGTAGGCTCTATTTGACCGACCATTATTTCATCAATTTCACCAGCGTACGCTAATCCTCCGCCGCCGCCTGTGTTTGCTATATTGTTGCTCTGCGCCACGCCGCCCATTGCGGCAGCAGTTGAAATTGTTACAGATTGTCCATTGATATAAACGGTAAACGAGTTTATATCAGCAGCATCGACACCATCAAAAGCTATATCTAGTTTTGTATAGTCGTTTAATATTAAACCTGACGCTCTTAAATTAACCCATTCTGCGGATGATGAACCGAACGTAAATTGAGTATAAGAACCGCTGCTATTTGTAAATATTTGCCAGCCCGCAGCGGCATCACTCGCTAACGATAACATAACATCATTATCTGTTATATCTGACGCAATCCATGCCGATATGTGGTACGGAGTTGCTTTTAGTATGTACACTGTACTACCAATCGCTACCTGTTGATTTGCCCCGTTAAAATCCTGACCGTTGCCGATTTTACCCGTGACAATAACCCCATTTGATGTACCGTTATTACCGTTCCCCGTTGAATCTACAGCCGTTAATGACTCTAAATGATGGACTATTTTTTTACTCTGCCATGTGTCATCACGTCCAAAAACTGCGGATGTAGCTGGCTGGGTTAATGCCGCATCACCGTATTCAACATAAATAACCGTGTCAACAGTAGATGAAACAACCCAAGAAGGGTCGCTACATCTTAATTGTATCTTTGCATCACCTGCACCTGTGGAAGTATCGTACTCAAAAGTAATAACTTCAAGATTCAATCTGCCTGTTTGATTTGAATTTAGATAGAAGCGTAAGTCACCACCATCAGCTTTAGCTCTATTAGAGCCGGAAGGGTCAACAATTTCGTTATTTAGCTCTGTACGTGTAACAAGTAATTGCATACCCGTAACATCAGAAATTACTTTTGTATTGTCTATTGTTATTGATTGCTGGCGAGTATTTGCCATTACTTACCCTTGTTTATCTTGCTTGTTAGTGTCCGTTCCGTACCAATTCTTTCTTATTAATACAGCTAATAATATAACGCCAAGTATCGAAGCTATAGCGTCAACTAGAGGGCTCCCCCAAGCGATCCACCAAGTTTCCATTGCTGTCATTGAGGCTACAAAATACCCAACTTTTGGATTACTTAATATTGCTTCTGTTGCTTGCTTTAAGCTCACGCCACTTTCTCCAACGGTACTTTATCTTTCTCCATGCTATCAATCCTAATAATGCGAACCACAAACAATCTGAGAAAATTTGAAATGCCTCCTGACCCAGCAGACTTTGTAAATATTCCATGAAGCGACCTTATTGTTAATATTAGTATTTGCATAGATATTATTGATAAGGCTATATTATCATATATTACAGGATCATAATATTTCATGAATAAAAAGTAACCCACTAGGTTTACGGGAATTAGTGAAAACGAAAACAATCCAACAATAAAATGCTTATTGATTATCAGTAAGCCTATACCGAGATTTAAAAGTGCGCAAAAATGATAATAGTTAAAACCATCAAGGGGGAGGATCAGGTTATCGTAAACAAAGTAGGACACCAAAAAAACACAACATGCCTTTCTAGTGTCTGAGTTTATAGATAAAAGAATAAATAAAACTATAAACAAATAGTGCAAAGGGTTCATTTTTTGATTTTACTTTTTTTTGTTCGTGCCGCTCTAATCTTCTTTTTTTCCTCTTCTAGTTGCTGTGCGGTTTTGCGCTTCTTTCCATCGCCTGAAATATATAACATGAATTAATCCTTTTGTGAGTGGATGTTTATTGTATCATTTTTTATAATTCTTAACTGACTTTTCAATGGTTCGCCCTACCGTATAGCCACCAATACCGATTTTTAATAAATCCCACATATCGGGGGGCAGATCTAGTTTAGGTGCATTATCTAAAAATAATGATAGGTACGGATATAAAATATAGTTGTTGGCAATAATAAAAACAAACACCAACATTGTTATTGGTCGCCAGTTTGCAGCAAGCCAGTGCTCACTATTAGCCTCTGCGGTTATTACTCCTGCGCTAATCTGTAGCTTTGATAGCTCACCGCTTTGTTGCATTTCAATTAATTTTATCTTTGCTTTTGCCGCTTCGCCCTTGTCAGGGAAAAACTTATCTAACAATGTCGAACCAAAATTAAGTATCGCTAAAGGGTTCATAATTATTCCTTATTTACAAAGGTTATTTTTAAGCCACCACTGAACATTAAATCCTGGGCATTTTTTTCTTGAAATTTCATTATGCCCAATTACTTTCAGTTCAGGATATTGAATCTTTTTCTTTAAAATTAGGCTTTTCAATATAGCCCATTGCTTATCGTTAAACTCATCAGTGCCAATCATACAAACACCAATGGCGTTATTGTGACCGCGAGCATGTGAACCTTTCCAATACTCAGGACGACCAGCCTGAAGCTCTCCTTTGGGTGTAATGACCCAATGATAGCCAATACCATCCCAACCATTTTCTAAATGCCAGCGATGTATGTCTTCAGCGTTATGGTAGCGTCCATTGGGGGTGGCGCTACAGTGGAGTATTAACTCTTTCATCTTTAAAGCCTCTATATTCAATGTAATTATCGGAATTTCGTACATCATCATCAATAATTCCCGCCGATATTGCAACGCCAAACGCTACTATACTCATTATAAATACTAACACGCAAAACATCGGAAATGTATGATCTAACAATTTAAGTATATTTTTCATGATTACGCCCTTTTTCAAACTCCGCTTTATACTCACTGACTTTTTTACGCGGTGCACCTGTTTTCTCAACAATTATACAGCTTTTAATTCCCTTTTTTAATAGCCTCATGATATTTACTTTTAGCGCTTCTTTGTGCCAATACCTAAGCGTTGAATCAGCTATGCCAGTCATTTCCTGAACCGTCTTAAACCCTAGCTTTTCATCTAAAAGGCTTAACGCATCAGCTTTAGCCTTTTGACTGTAACGTGTGCCAGTTGACCCCTTTACCGCAACAAGCCCCTTGATTGATTTGTTTTTAGTGTAATGTGCGCTTGCTTTCTCTGCGCCCAGTTCCTTTGTTAATGTTGATAGGTTCATTATATCACTCCAATTAATTTTAATAAAAACGGTATCGACTCAGGATAGTAAATCATTACCGCGACCAATATCCATAAGCAAACATTCACTACTATGTAAAACTCTGTACGTAAACTCATCCGAATAAATATACCAAGAATGATACAGATAATATTGCAGATACTGCCAATGCTAAAACGCAAAATATAAAATGCTTAAATCTTCTGTTTCCATATTTATTAAGTAAGTTACTCATGATCATTCTCCGCTCTGATTTCTTTTAGATTATTTCTAACTGTTACCACTGAAACGTCCAGTGTTTTTGCTAATTCAAGTGGAGTTAATGCAGGGTTATCCTTAAGTAACTCAACCATTTTTAACTTTCTTTCTTTTTTGTTCTTTGCTATTGCGGCGACTGACAACTCTTTAGCTCTCACCTTCCCCAAAATTTCGATACAGAATCGGGCAGCTGAGTCGTAGGAAGTGGATAGCGCTATTGATATGTCAGTCATTGAAGCGCCTTTTTCTCTCATGACCGCCGCTTCGACTTTTGAGGCTTGAGAGTATCTTGGCCTCTTAATGCTAACGACCTCGACAGGTGTATCTGTTTTATAGCTTGCAAAGATGTTGTTTATTAGCATGGTTATTCCCCTAATAGAACGCTCTTCCCTGAGCTATGATTGATCTAAAATGGCAAATCATCGTCGAAATCTACTGCGCCATTCGTGTTAACTTGTTGCTGACCTTGGTTGACGTTTTGCTGCACTGCTTGGTTTGTATTCTGTCTCGCAGGGCTTTGTTGCTGCTGTGACGCTGGCACTTGTTGTTGTTGCTGTGGTTGGTATTGCTGTTGTGATGGTTGTTGTGCTCCTTGCTGCGGAGCTTGACCACCTTCTTTCCAGAATATTTTGCCATTACCTAAAATATTACCTTTAACGCCTTGCGCCTTTTCTTCTTTGGTAACGTCTTGAGTAATCATTCCGCTATTGCCATATTGATCAAGCTGATCTAAATCAACAAAAATAGTGCAATCAAGGTACTTGCCTTTTTGCCCTGCGAATAAACGCGCCTTGTCGATTTGTGATACGTTAATTTTTAAACTTAATGCTACTTTGCTCATGTTGTTATTCCTATTTAATTAATCGTTCGTGAATTGCTTTAACCATTGCTACATCATCGTGACAATAATCAATTACTTTTTGCGGGTCAGTTTGCCAAGTGTCATAAACTAGTGAGCCGTCCATGCCTTCTGTTTTGCCTTTAATACCAAGTATTGCACATAGGTTATCAGCGCTAATTGAATTGCCGTAACCTGCCCATGCTGTCATCGTGTCGTAACAGTTATAACCATGCTTGGCATCATTCCACTTTACGTTTTTGCAAGTGGATACATTATTAATTACTGAGCGTTTCCAGATGAACGGCAAATCGAATTTTGTTATGTAATGCCCAATAAAATTAGGTTTACGAACTTCTAAGCCATTTCTTGAGCACATAGAATCAATGTGTTCATGAAAGCATTTAAGCATCATAGACTCACTACCTAAACTTTTAATGTCGAATCGAACAGTGTCACCGCCAACATCAATACAAATGCATGCTATCGGAGCAACATCAGGGTTAAAGCTTGTTTTCTCCCACTTAGCCCGTGCAACATCAGCGCTTTTGCTTTCTGCTAGTTCGTTTTCCCAACGTGAGATCATATCGTCTTTGCTGGTAAACTTAATTTCTTTAGCATCCGTCAATCCCAAATCAATTGCCGCTTGCGCCTTACTTAAAGTTGATGGTGCTTTAAAGTTTTCTTTAACATCTGCTAAAATTTGTAAGCGATGTTCTTCTGGTGATCTAAGTGTTTCTATATCTATGTAAATATTCATTGAGCTGTACCTTTGTTGTAAGTATTATTTAAAATCGTTGTTAACTCTTCCGTTAGAGTTGGCCATTTTTTAGCAATAACATCACTCCAGTTATCAACAACCCATTGCGCATCACCTGAGTTTATTATAATCAATTCAGTTTCTTCATCCTTTGGCGCGAAGTGGTTAATCATTTCCTGAACATATTTATTATCATTAAACTTTTTAAGAAATACATCAGCGTTAAAGCCTATTAATGATAAGCACTTTGTTATGCCGTCAGTAGTAGCCTTTTTAAAGCAATCTGTGTCCTTTTTCTTCTGAGCGTTGTCGATGTATAAAGAAGCCTGCCCCCATTGGTCAAAGGTGTTAGCTTTGTCCGTGTGCCACATTCTAATCAACAGACCTAGTTCATTAGTTGGCAAATGCTCAACCTTAACGACTGACCAACCCCAGCCAATACCAACTGGGCCAAACTTAGCAGTAGCGTTTTTAATTTGCTGGTAGGGGTCGATAGCTGTTATCTTTCTGCCAAACGTCACCTCTGTAGTATGATCAGGGTTTGTTTTTTCTACGCTATCCCACAGCTTTAGATTATCGTTCATCAGCTTGCCCACTTAGCATTTCACTTAATTCATATTCAAAACCATCAAGCGCCTTAGTTACTTCGTCTACATCATCAGTATCTAAATCAATAACTAGTACGCCACCATGTGTGACCTTTAAAATAAAATTACTCATTTTGAAACCTCCATTTTATCAACTTCTGCCTGAGCTTCTGTCGCAAGCTTTAAAATTTCATCGGCGCCAAGATTAAAATGCACTTCTCTTGTGTCGATTAATTTCCAGCCTTTACAACAATGATTGATAGGTGTTATTAAAAACTCAGGCTTGCCGTTAATATCTAACCCTGTTACGAATGTGTAAACTTTCATTTTTGTCCACCTAATTCTATAACGTGTGAGCATTGTTGGTTGTCACACCCTAACCAGTGAGCGCCAGCGTAATGCTCTTCAGTCATCGGTGATTCACATTTAGGGCAGTATTCTTCGTCTGGCTCGTTAACGTGGTCTGCGATTTGGCTTGATACTGGGCAATTGCTCATTTCGTTTGCTCGGTTTGTTTCAGTCATTAAACTTTAGCACCTATTGAAATGAATGCAAGTATTAATCATAAAAAAGTTAATATGTTTATTAATTGATTTATCGCCCTTATTAAGCTAATGTTTAGCTAACTTAAATAAAAAGGAAATACCCATGTCAGAAAAAGTCAAAGCATCAACGGTTACATTACCTGGTTACACAATGGTTCAATTACGCCAGATATCATCTAAACGTAAAGGTGATAAAAATCTTGCTTGGTCACATGACAACATTGTTATCGAGTTAATCAATAAAGAAGCTAAAAAAATTAGTAGGGTGGTAAGCTATGAACGCACTTAACAAACTACTTAAGCTTATTGATGATTTATTATTTTAAGGGAAATGGATATGCGACAAATTAAATTTCGTGCTTGGGATAAAGAGGCTAACTACTTCTTGAATGATTTTGTTATTGATAATAGTGGTGATATTATTTGTTTTGATACTGATGGTGTCGCTACGATTGTTGACGCTGAATTAATGCAGTTCACCGGATTACAAGATAAGAGCGGTGTAGATATTTATGAAGGAGATATTGTTAGCGCGAGAGTTTTAGATAAAGATGCTGGTAATGGTACTTGTATTTATAGAAATCTCACCGTTGAATTTGTTGATCATATGTCGCATTGTGGGTATAAATTTTACGGTAGTAATAGAAGATTTAATGTTAGAGCTACCCCTTTCTTTATTGTTAGTAATGATGTTAGTCGTATCGGTAACATTCATTCTGACCCTGAACTACTGGAGCAATAACATGAACAAAGACTTTACTTATAAAGACGCTGTTAACTGGGTTGACGTTGTAGAGTGCAACTATTTACAGCAGGGCCATCGTGATGATAGAAGTTGTTTTGATTCTTTTGAGGAATTAATGGTTGAATTAAAGGAGATACGCAAATGAAATGTAATCTAGCTACAGACGAACTGCTTGATAATATAATTGAAATTATCGAATCAGAAACTAAACCTGGCTCTAAAAGGCTTGACAATAAATCAGAAGCATGGCGGAAGGTTGATGCTATGCGTGACAAGCTAGACCTTGAGAAGGAGGTTGATATCGACAGTAATTTGAAAGATTTTGCCAAGACTCTATGAATGAATTAGACAAGCAATTCGAGGAGTTAATTTCGTGGCTAAATAGGTCGTTCCGCAAAATTGATGAACTTGAAAATAAGCTTGATGAAGTTGAAAGTAAAAGTATAGGGAGGTTTATGGCAGATTGGATAATGTCAGTGGTTTATAATTTAATAAGAAGATAGGCTCATTACGAGCCTTTTTATTATCTAAACGCCTGTAAATCCGTTATCAATACCACCACCAGCGCCGTGAATATTACCTGAGCCACCACCGATACCAAGTAGCTTATCACCCATGACCCCCTCACCGCTAACCCATGATTTTTCTTCATAACCGTGTATATCGTTCCACTCTTTCATAATATCAATCTCCTATTTAGTACACTACTCGAAATCACGCTAAGGATTTCACAATCACTGCAAGAGTGTCTTACTGTTAACTCTGTGATAACCACTAAACGCATTGAGTAATGTTTCAAGACAACCCTATTATACCAAAAAACACCGGCTAAGACTCGTTATTCTTTAATCACATTACTCGTTATTCCATATCCTCGAACATCTCAATAACATCTTCACATAAAGGAGATCGAAAACATTTAGCTTCAGCAAAGTCTATAACGTTCATATTTTTATGTTTCAACATGCCGTGATAAACCTTTTCTAAGCCTGAGCTTCTCTGGTTGTCACTGGTTTGTTTTAAATCTCCAGTTATCGCCATGCGTGTTTTTTTGCCTGTTCTAGTCATGAGTACATATAATTCGTTAAGTGTGCAGTTTTCAGCTTCATCAAGTATTAAAAATTCGCCGTCAATTGTGCGGCCTTGTAAGTGCTCGAAACTGGCAAAGGTAATAAATCCTTTTTCTGGGCATAGTGCTGCGGCTGGGAATACACCTAAATCAATCAATATGTCGGTTATATTTGCCATCCACGGATCAACTTTCTTATCCAGTTCTCCAGGCAGGAAACCGTAGCTTTTACCAAAGCTCACTGGTGGTCTAACAATGGTGATGTGGTAGTCTTTTTCGATTGCTGATTGCAGTGCTGCGCGGGTTTTTCCTGTTCCTGGTGGCCCTATTAGAAGTGTTATTGAATCTTTTTCTGTTTGCATTGCGCGCATTGCGCTTTGGTATATTTCGCCGCTGTCTCTCATATCCGCACCTTTTTGGTTAAATCTGATACTAGGGTTAGTTTACTATTTAATGGTGTTAATGTCTCTTTACTCCTTATTGGTTAAAGATTCTAGCTTTTTCATTATTGATGAACCTACGCTAAATATTATACTTATAACTAAAAAAAATAATATTCCTAGCGAATACTTGTCGACAACCAACATATACACAAAGGCAATTAATGCCAGATAAAAATGTATTTTTGACCAAACTTCCATCGCTTTGCTATTCATCATCTCTTTACTCCATTACGTTAATTAATCTTGTTGATTACAAAATAATTCTATCTTTTTAAGCTCTAGAATACCCATTACAGCAACTAAAGATAATTCGCCATCATACTCACATATTAAGTCTGTAATCCTTCCAATTAATTCAGCCTCTTTAGTAAATACCTTTTCTTTATTTAAACTTTTAATGTTTCCCATTTGTGTTTCTCCGTAACTTACAATTAAAATTATAATTGTCTTATTTCTGAATTAAAAAGCTTTGCCAAACCAAATGCGCCCATAGCCATTAAACTATATTTCATCAGTTTCATGTGATGTTTTCTTTTTGTTTTTGTTGGAGCGCACATAGCCCTATCTCTTTTTCTGGCAAGGTTATATATCTCTTGATGCATATTGTTAGCGTAGTTCATTTCTATTCCCTATAGTGTGACAATTAATGGCCATGAATAACTAGGACCACTTCGCCATCATCTAAATACTTTTTAATTTCTAGCTGATAAAGTTCTGCAGTATCTTTCTGCTCCCAAACTCTATTGGCCCCGTTTGGTATTTTTGTTCTACGAATATTTTCAACAGTAAAATTTAATAAGCCTCCTTTTCTGTTAGTGGCCACGCTAATTAACTTTGCAAACTCCCACTTGGCCACGTGCTTTTTATTAGGGTTGAATGAATTTACAGTATCAATACATTCCATCGTGAACCATTCGCCTAGAATATGAAACTGCTTACAGGCCCTATGAAGCTTTTTCTCTATCTTAACTGCTTCTGCAGGCGTATTGGCTATGTAGTAACTCCAAAGTAAAACTAACTTAACTGGGTTCGCTGTCTGCAGTGATTTTAATCTAGATTTCACATTGCTAGACATTCCCAGTTTAATTTGCTGGCCATTACTGATCGCATATAAATAATGCTTCTTGGCCACTGCAGGTTTTTTCTTTACATAGGTTAATTGCTTGGCCAACTTCTTTTGTGCTGCAGTAAGATAATTATTTATTTGAAACCATTTAATTAACGATACTGCTTTTTGCTTATCATCGTGGCCAGTTGTCTTGGCCAATGAAAATCGTTTTAAATTAACTATGATCATTTCTTCATAGCTTAAGTGTGATTTATACTTCTTCTTTTTAGCTTTACTCATAACTATATCCCTTTCTTATCTCTAGATACTGTAATCAAGGATAACTTCCTCTGAGTATGTAGATAATAATAATAAGGTCCCCCTAAATTAATATTTCATCATTGATAACACGGATACAAGGTAAAGCATGGCCGTGATTTATAAAGTCGTGTTTAAACTCTTACTTTCCTGAGTGTAGGGATTTTTACAAGATACCAATTAACTTGGCAGTGTGAACTATTCGGAATTACCTAATAGTTGATAATCTGTATTGTGAAATGAGCTATGGATAGTTGATTAGTTTATCTGTCACCTAGGTTTATCAATAACCATTATCAGGACATTCGCACTAGCTCACTTCACTAATACAGACTATAGAAGAAGCTTTGAAAGGGGTTGCGCGCGGATAGTCGATTAAGTTATCTGTCATCATTCCTAAGTTCTACGCACAAAAAAGGCTTATAGTTCAGCCCTAGATAATCGGGGTGGTAAAGATACTTGTGGAAGTTAATCCCACGAATACCATAGACCTGAACTATAAACCCTCTTACCTTTACCAATTTACAAAGCAGCTTCCACACTGCTATCAATTAAACTTCAATTGACAATTACTATTTTACACTAACCTTGTTTATTTTCAAGTTCTTCTTTTAGTGCTTTATTTACTTTTCCGAGTGCTTCACTGGTTGTAACGAATCTTTTTCTAAGCTCGTCACCATCATTAACTAGCCACTCTATACTTCCAATTAAGTCAATAGCTAACTTTCTCCCCTTCTCGTCATCACATGAGGCTGCTCTTTTTAAGTAATCAACCAGTTTGTCATCTGAAAATGTCCATTCGCCATGATTTTTTGACTGATTGACAAAATCCAAGACACTGCCGAACCTTCCTACTTGGTGTCGCTCTAATATTGTTTCTTTTAAATCACTCATACACTAACCTCTTTTGTTTTTAAGTTTCTGTTGCAACCTGTTAATTTTCATCTTTAACCGTGATATTTCATCCTTCTGCTCAAGTATCAGTTCAGCATCCATTGCTAGCACCTTTTGAAACTGCGCCTCTGTCATTGGCATTTTATCGCCCTTCTTTGGGGTTAGTGCCAGTTCGTGCCATTTCTTACTCATTGCTCTATAGCTCCTTAACTGCAAATTCTGGAAATTCTAAATCCATAATTCTTAACTCTAATTCAGATGAAGCACAACCGCCATCCCACTTTAAATCACAATCCTTACAGCCAATAGTATTGCAAGTTCCTAGTATTATGTTTTTACTTCTTTCCCGTAAATCTTTTAACTCTGCTGATTCATTCATTATTCATTCCTCTTCTGTAAATACTAGCTCTAATAAAGCCAGCAATAAAATAGACCATGTAAATATCAATTCAATCATGATTTAATGCTCACATGAAAATTCTTCGACATTACTTTGAAAAATTCAATACTGATAGCGCGATGCACAAGCTCTGGAACGCTAAGATTTAACTTTTTAGCTGCTCCTAGTACGCCTAAGTCTCTTAGTGCGTCATATGCCATGATGTTTTGTTGTACTGCTTGTGATACGTTCATTTTAGTTCTCCTTGTTGATGGAGTTAAAGGTAATGCGCCTCTTCTGCATGTTTAAGTTGCTCTTTTAAAGATTGTATTTCTAAATCTTTAGGGCAAACAGGCATAACTGACAATAAGCTTTTTCTCAAACAATCCCACTTACCATCTGTTAGCGCTATCTCGACAGTGATTTCGTTATCATCTAAAACAGATACAGACTTTTCGTTGATACGCTCAAATTTGCCAGCGATTATGTTTTCAATTACTGTTTGGCTTCTATATTGAACATTCATGAAAGTATCATTTTCAACGTGTGGCAAAATATCAGAATAAGCGTTACTTATAGCCTCGTCAGCTTCAGCTAATATTTTCTTTCTAAAGTCATCAATAATTTCTTTTGCTTTATTTTCAATATTCATGTTTTCTATCTCTCTATTGGTTAGTTGTTAAATTAATTAAATTCGCTTGCTAGCTTTCTTATGTCACCTAATCGCCAATACCATTTAGTTGCCGATTTCCCTCCTAAGTGAGATCCCATTTTTAAGCCCGTACCTTTAAGGTTTATTGGTTTTGGTATGCGCCCCTTACTTACAAGCCCACTAACATCATTAATATTTTTATAATTGAAAAATTCTATTATGTCGCAAGAAAAAAGCATCGTGCTATTTGGTAACCCTTTGCACCACTCTGGGATTATCGGTTTTTTCATTTTATTCGCCTTACTTGTTGTTGATAAATTAATCTTAGTTCATTGGGGTTGACTTGTCTAATACTTTCTATTATTATTTATAGAGTAAATATTAACTCAATGGAAAACATATATATGAAACGTAATACAAAGATTAGTTGTGATGTAAGTAGAGAGGCCGATAATATGCTTAAGGCTTATTGTGCGAAGCATGAGCGCTCTAAAGGCTTTCTATTGGAGAAGATGATTAGAAAGTTTTGCGGTGGTGATATTGAGCCAGTGGCGGCGACTGAGGTTATCGTTGTTGAAAAGCCTAAACCTAAAGCTAAGCGCAAAGTATTTAAGCCACCAACAGTTGAAGAAGTTCGCGAGTATTGTGATTCGCGTTGTAATGACGTTAACCCGCAAAAGTTTATTTCTCATTACACTGCAAATGGATGGGTTAGAGGTAAAGCTGAAACTAAAATTAAATGCTGGAAATCTTGCGTTCAAACTTGGGAAGGTAATAACAAGACACCAGTTAAATCAAATGAAAGTTTACAAGGGGATTGGTAATGATTGATTCAGACAAGGCAAACTTTGAAGCGCTACTACGCGGAATAGCTGATGTATTTAGCACCACTAAAACAATAGTTGTTAATCGTCCTATGCTGCAGGTTTATTTTATGTCACTTACTCAATACAGTTACGATCAAGTTGAATGGGCTATCGGTGAACATTTAAAAGATCCCGTTGATGGAAAGTTTTTCCCTAAGCCAGCAAATATTATTAAACACCTACAGCAAACAGAAGTTAGCACTGAAGATAAGGCTATGTTGGCATGGGGTCAGATAATGCAGGAGTTACGAAAGCATGGTGCTTATGGCTCACTTAAGCTAGACGACAAACAAGCTATTGCGGCACTTGCTGCGGTTCATACTTGGAAAGACTTTTGTGCAATGCCTGAAAGCAACCTAACGTGGGCTAAAAAAGAATTCCTAGCTAACTATCGCACGTATGAAAATACACCCGCTGAATTACTTCCTAGCTCGTTACCTGGATTAGAGGAATTGCACGAACATAAACAGCAAGAAAAATGTAGTGATGCCGCTAGTATTTTAGAGAGCTTAAATAAAATGCGTTTGATTAATAAACAAAGTTAACCAATATCAGTATGGCACTTTAAACACAAGCAATAAGGAAGAGTAATGAAGCTACCAAAATTATACAGAGTTTGCTGGGTTAAGTTGTACTGGTTAACTGATACCTGTGAAGGTGGGGAGCATGTGCAACGTGATGGTTATTATCATTTAAGAGCAAGGCGCGCATTAAAGCCTGATAAATCTTGGTTTTGGCAGATAGACAAATGGGATGCCGAACAGTGCAAATGGGAACTATCAATGGTTGAAGATTTGGATCCAGAAGATATGTTTGAAGATGTAGTTTATAAAAACCCTTACCCGTGGAGTGAAAATGATTATTTAGGCTTTACGTATAACAGGGGAACTTTAAATACATACAAACCACCAGAAAAGCTATTTAAAGCTGTTAATTATGGTGATGCTGATTTAGATGATTGTCCATTTTAATTAATTTGGCAATAAGGAGATAGAGAGATGGAATTACTATTAATATTTATAGCAGTATTTTTTATTCAATTAGCGGCAATTCTGTTGCTGTATGGTATTAACGATTAAGGGGAAATGAAATGTGTCACTACTACGAAAATGAAAACGATTTAGGCACCAAGGAATTTGAGCGCTTAGAAGTTAAGCACGAAATCAAAGACGTTGATATGTCCGATTATACTAAACAACGCTGGTTTGATGAAATGCTTGATTACCTAGTTAATGTTATGAGTATGAATAAAGAACAGGTTAAAGCTGAATTTGATAAGCGGTTCCCTGAACTTTTAGAGCGAGACTCATTATGAGGCAATTTAAAAAAGACGATCAGGTTTGGACATCGCTGGGTATTCATGGGCACATATTCCAACCAGTGTTTAGCCCTGAATCACATAAGCTTATCGCGTACGTAGTATCACTCGATCAACCTAATGAGCTTAACATGGATGAAACACATCAATCCTACAGGCAATTAATTAACGCTGAAATAAAATACGGGTGATTTATGAATTACGCGCAAACGATTAAGTTTTACAAAAAGCGAGCAATCAAAGCTGAGTGTGATAGTGCTTGGTTGCGTCAAGAACTTAATCATGAAGAAGAATGCCACTTTGATGAGATTGCATCTATTAAAGCTAATATCGACCATGAAGAGCGGAGAGGCTATCACTAATGAGCGACGACGATATAGCCAAAGCTAGGCGCACAGAGTTTAACTGGTATTGTGTTTGGGCGGTTGTGATAACTATTGTGAGTTGTTTATGAAAATAAATCTGATAAAAACGGCTAACGGTAAATTCTGGCCTGTGGATGAAGAAGCTGAACTTAAAATAGCCAAGCTTAAAAAAGGTGATGTTTATGCTGCTGATATTAAAGTTAACCATAATTACGAATTACACAAAAAGATTTTCGGCTTCTTTAAATTCTGCACAAATTATTATTACGGCGATATGGAAGCAAGCAAGTGTGAATATCAGTTTGGGCGCGTGAGACGCAAATTAACGATAGCAGCGGGGTATCGTAAGCAAGTGTTCGGGCGTGATGGTGTTAGCTTCGAAATAGTACCGTTAAGCTTGAAATACGAGTCAATGCCAGATGATGAAAGGCAAGTATTTTACAAACGAATGACTCAAGCCGCATTAGATAATATATTTAATGATGGTGCAGATGATAATGTGATCAATCAGTTGTTGAGTTGGTTTTAATTTTCTCTAACCTAATGCAATAAAAAGCTTGCGTGCAACAAATATATAGCTTATAGTTACTACATCAACAACGCAACGAGATTAACGAAATGACTACATACAACCAAGAAGCACTTACCGCCCTTTACAAATCTTTAGAGTTTATGGAATGTAACGACTTACCATGTAACGAAATCAAAGTAGCAATCAACGAAATAGAAAGTAATCGCAAATGATTAAAAGGATAAAAGCAGAGTTTACAAGGACTCTGCACCTTCCTCGCTTTACCATGAATAAGGGCGATGTTTGGGAAGTTCGAGTTGATAGGTTAGAAAAGAACGGCTTTAAATTGGCAGGCGGCTTTGTTTCAAACGATGAATATAAGGTAATAAATGAAACTAATTGATTACATAAATAAACACTATAGCAGTGTAACAGCGTTCGCAGAGGCTAACGGTATGAAGCGACAACAAGCGGCTGAATGCGTTAACAAGGGTTATTATCACGCCATTGAAATTGATGGTGTGCTGATGCTAGTAATTGCTAAGCGAGAATTAGCTTTACCTCCATCACGTAAGAAGCCTAGCAAGCACTAGACTTAAAAAGAACGAATACAACGAGGGTTTATAGTCATACTTAGCGGTATTTTGTCTATAAACTCACAAAGCAAACCTTGACGGGATTTATTATGAAAGAATGGGAACGGATAGTTAAAGAAAGTCGGAACAACTTATGGTTAGTGGTTACTGAATTCGGTTCTTTTATTTGTAAAAAATTTAGAGGTCGATTTTTCGTTAAAGATTGTGTCAATGAATTACCAGTAAAAGGCGCGGTTTTATCTAGCGTTAAGCTTTGCAATTTCTTATAGATGGAAGTTCTAATCGAATAAGAGAGCGTAGGCTACAGGCCAATGAACTTGTTGCTGGGCAACTGTTAACGCCTTTAACTGGCTACAGAAAATGTGAAGATGTTTTTGGTGTTGATAACGGAGGATTTAAAGAAGCTAGACCAAAAGGTTTTTCAAAGATTCTTCAAAGGCAATTCGAGTTCAGAGAGCAATGTTTGTTTGCAGCTGTACCAGATAAGGTAGGAAACCATAAGCAAACCTTAGCTATGTGGGATGAATACCAGCATCTAGCGGATGGGTATAAAAAAGCGTTTGTTGTTCAAGATGGTTTTGATGAATGGCCTAATAATGCCGATGCTATATTCCTTGGCGGCAGTACAGAATTCAAGGATAGTATTGAGGCGGATAACATAGTAAATGCCGCATTAAATAATAATATGCACGTTCACATAGGGCGAGTAAATACTATCGAAAGGTTTTATCACTTTCATAAGTTAGGCGCTCACACTTGCGATGGTAGCGGCGTAAGTATGTATGACCACATGCTAGAAAAACTATATAGATTGTTCAAGATTTACGAAAGTGGCTCGACAATCAAAATGAAACAAATAAATTTATTTTAAAGTAGACTAAACGGGTAATTAATTAAATAGGTGATGTATGCCAAAGTGTAGATATTGCAAATCAAAAACAGATAAACCGATACGAAGAGGTATTTATAACTTCTGTTCGATTGCGCACGCTACAGAATTCACACTTGAGCTACTCAGCAAGCAACGCGCAAGGCAAAAACAGAAAGCTAAGCAAGTGGCAGTCAAGAAGGTTAAAGCCTTTAATCGTGAGACTAAGCGCCGCAAAGAAGCTATTAAAAAAAGAACTGGTAAAGGTGGTTTTTATGAAAATTTAAAAACAGCGCTTCACCGATATATTAAGCACGTATTGAGAAAAGGCGAAGATTGTTATACTTGTGGCAAAAAACAACGTTATGAAGACTCAGGCCAAGCTTTTCATGTTGGTCATTTTATACCGCAAAAATCAGTTGATCCCCGACGGTTTATGTTAGCGAATTTAAGGATGCAATGCTACAAATGCAATACTCATAATTCAGGTATGCGAGCCGAATACAGACAGAGATTAATTAAAGATGAAGGTCTTGATCACGTTGAATGGCTAGAGTGCGATACTAATCACAAAGAGCTAAAAGAACAATACCCCGAAATTTCAGATATAAAAGCTGAAACCGCAAGGTATAGGAAATTAACTAATTAACATAACCAGCACAGAGAGATAAAATGAAGTACATATTAATAGCGATATTACTAGTCGGTTGCGGCGGAGAGTCAAAGCCAGAAGTTAATTGAAAAAGGTGGTGTGATTTACTTGGCGGGGCATGTGATAAATAACGAGTATTCGACAAGGTTTTTCACCCCTGCCGAATACTTGATAAGTCTTATTGATTACGCTCAATCAAAAGAAATAGAGTTTTGTAATTTCTCAGACTGTTAATGACATTATAGGCCCGATAGCATTGAATTTAATATATGCTGTCGAGTCTATGTCAGTAGTCAATAAAACCTCTAAAGATCTAAAATTACCGCCTGTTTCGTTTCGTTGAGCCGTAACAACTGGATTCAATGTACTTACCCCTAATCCTGCCGCGTTACTTGTTCTTGATGTATTTACTAGCTCAGTATAAAGCGGTTGAATATTAGCATTTGGATCGTTAGACCATCCAGCCAGTATAAAGCCATGTAATGCGGCAATATCAAGAATTATGGCGCTAGTTGATTGAATGCTACATGTCATTTCAACAGTTGCCACCTCACCCTTGACCATTGAGTCAAATACTAGCTTTGGAACACCAGCAAGCAAGCTTGATTTTCTTTGGTACGTTTTTTCGTAACCTAAGTCACTAACTATTACCGAATCAAGAGGCTCACCGTTCAAATAGTTTTCCTCAAATCGTACCGAAGAAAACCCGCCTGTAACGGTTATGTTATCACCGACAACAGATGTAGCCCTAACGTCTAACTCTGTGACTTCTCTGCGCCCAAGGTTAGTGCCTTCACCTTCAAATACAACTAAGTTATGAAGGTTGACGCCTGTTATAGAGTGGTTGTTTATTTTAACGTCCGAAGTGTCGCCCGTTGTAAACTGAGAAACGATAGGTTTAAAATCAACTCCGCGTAATTGGCTAAATGATGACAACACCTGGAATGATTCGCCAGTAGCTAGACCGTTAACGAAACTTAATCCGACGACATTTTCTGCGGCTATATTGGTAACACCGAAATCTTTAGTTAAATTGAATACCTGATTGTTACCTTCAATTATTGTTGGTACTCCACCACTCGTAGCAATAGCACCACTAACACCTAATTGAATTCCAGTGTAAGCAAGTTCGACATTGACTGTCTGGTCATCACAAAAAACAATGTTATTAGTGACAGTTAACGAGCGCGCAGCATTACCGCGAGTTACCGCGTATATACCCGCTATAACGTCCTTATAACAGATGTTGTCAGTGACTAATGCTGTTTGATGTGAGTGTAAATCCAAACCTCTACGGGCGTTTTTGTATGTTCTGTTATTGGTTACAGTTACATTTTTAACAGAAGTCGCAGACAAACAAGCAAAACCGTAACCAGTGCCATTATCACCTATCAATCCATTTTCTCTAAATAAGTTTTTAGTAATTAATGCCATGTCCGAGTGACCCAAGAAGCCACCAGCCAAGCGGTTATGAACAAAGCGATTATTTTCAATTCTAGGATTTAGACAGTCTGCACCTTCAAAGCCTACTGACACAGCGCTATGATTAAAATCATGACCGTAAATGTTATCAACAACAACATCATCAGAGTTGATAATATAAATACCACAAACACCACCCACCAATCCTGTGTCATAAGTTCCTGTATAAGCAACTTCAAAATCTTTAGCTGAAAATTTGTCTTTACCATCTACTAAAAACAATGAATTTGTTATTTTATCAGCATCACCAACTTGCTCATAGGTTGCTGTAATCTTAGCTTTACCAGTTGAAATCATACCAATACAAGTGGAGGCAGTGTGCGGGGTCGATGTTTCTATCTGTGAGTTGCCCCAATCAATAATCTTATTGTAGGTTGCACTTTCAGCAATACAAGCATCTATAACCAGTGTGTTATCAATGTTATCAATAGCGCCCATTTTGCGCGCTTTAATGTATGATTTATGGATTAGTTTAGCGTAAAAGCCAACCGTTAAAGCAGGGGAGCCAACTGATTCAGGGCTTGCGCCAGCAGTAACAACGTATTTAGAGCCGCCAGCGTTTGAGGTCGTATTGTGTACGGCTGTTTTTAAAACCTTGCCAACCGGAAATACGATCACGCTCGATGTCATTGCTGCGACCGTTGGGAATTCATAAGCTTGTGATAGGTCGTTTATTAAATCGGTAGCAACTTCAGTAACTGGATCAGCCTCCCATTCTTGAACGTCATTTTTATCCTTTAAAATAACTTTGTATGATCCGGTGATGAATATATCAGGGAATACACCGACAGCATTAGCAATAACAGGGTTAGTGTTAGGAGTTGTCGCGGCTAAATCGCTAAAAGTATCTTTCTCTGTGCTTGTACCTGTAGCGAAAAAGAAAAGCTGCGCACCTGAACTTGGCTTTAATCCGCTACCAACATCAGCGAATGGTAATATAAATCTACTGGACATTTTTATTTTCCTTATCTAATTCTCTAATTTCTAAAAATGCTAATGTTCTAGCGGCTTTCTCTAATGCGCTTCTGCTCATAGTAGGGTTACTTGCTTTTAATTCAACTAGTTTACTGTTGGTTATTTGGCTTAATACCTTTTTACGTTGCGCTAATTCTTTGCCTTTTTTTGAGCCTGCAACAATTAGAGAGCCAATATTAAACTGACCTAACCCTGCAAAATTACCTAGTCGTTCAGTCATGTTTAACAGTTTCGTAAATGTTCCGCTAGGGTTTGTTGTTCCTGGTGGTGGTATCGTAGCCGTTCCGATTGTGTCTTGTAGTCGCTTAAGTTCAGCAAATTGTTTCTTGCCTAATAGTTCTTGTAATGCTTCAGGCTTGTATTTTTTAATAGCAGAATTTAATCTAGCTCCTGAAATTTCAAGTGTGTCTTTATTTATTGCTTGTGCAAATATATCTCCAATAGCTTCAGCCTGAATTGATCGCCAAGCTTTTTTGCTTTGCTTTGTTGGGTTCTCTAGTAAAAGTTGCTTAACCTTTCTAATATTGGTTACTGCTTTATCACCTTTTACTATTTTATTAATAACAGTTTCAGGATCAACGATAGGTGTTCTAGTTCCTTTTTTAAATCCGACTAAATCCTGAATAACATCTTTTGCTTTAAATTTAGCTATTTGATCACTCGCCGCTTCTCTCGCGGTTTTAAATGCCACTGTTCGTCCTGACTCTGCGCCAGCATCTATAATTTCTTTTACTTGGCCATCTAGCGAAGCAACAACCAATTTAGCGCTACCTGTTTGATCAGCGCCTACTGCTTTGTTTAATGCCTTTCTGAAATCTTCAGCGTTACTCAATGTTAACGGAGTAACATCGCCGGTTATCGTTATAACATCTCCGCCATCAGTAACTTTAAATTTATTTCTTGAAGATTTTTCAACACTATCACCAATCAAGCCAAACTTAGCTAAGGCGGTATTAATTGACTTTTCAACTTCTGGAGTTATTGGTCTATTAACAATTATTTCATCAGCAACTTCAACGATAGAAGAATTATTAAGCGGTACAGCTTCACCAGTAGATTCACCGGCTTGTTTATATAGCTCTGAAACTTCTTTACGACCTAACTCTTGTATATCTTTTAATTCTTCCTGTATGATCGCGCCTTTATCTCTAGCGGTAATATCTGCAATATCGCCTTGTGCCTCTCTTAACCTTGAAGAGCCACCGAATTTATTAGTAAAATCATCGGCGGCTTGCTTTAATTGTACTTGTTGTTTTTCTTTGAATTGTCTTGCGACCTCTCCTTCTGGTGATACTGATTTTAATAGTGTTTGCTCAGCCTCAGCAGAGCCAAAGTCTTTTAATGCTTCAGCTCTTGTTAATTGAACTCCTTGAGACTCTGCCTGTTTAATTCTTTGTGCAGCTTCAGGGGTTAAGTCTTTTTGTGTTGCTTTAGTTAGTTTTTCGCCTACTGTTTTTTTATCTGAAAATTTACGGCTTGTGAATCCCTGTGGTTCGAATGATTTTAATACTTGATCAGGATCAACGTTTACATCTTTTTTCAATACGTCTCTAATGCTTCGACCTGTAGCTTTTGCCACTTCGAAAGCTTTATCAAGCAATCCGGCGGTAACGGTATCAATAGCAACCTGTGAAGCGTCAAACTCGCCGCCAGATAACTCTTGTAAAGCTTCAATGCCCGCACTAGTAACGCCAGCAGCCCCACCAACCTTTAAAGCGCCTGCAACACGACCAGCAGGCGTGAACGCCGCCGCAATACCTAAGCCTTGCATTATGTCTATTTGACTAATGCCTGGCTTGTTAAGGGCGACACTTGCACCGGTAGTATTGTTCCTTGCAAATAAATTACCTTTCTTATCGGAAGTTACGCCAATATTAGGAAAGTTAGAGCTTAAAATCTGCCCCATCTCTTCAGGGTTTGTTGCGGTTAATAATGAAGGGGTGATGGCTGCGGCTTTCGCCTTATCTTCACCAAACAATAACCCACCTTGACCAATTTCAGGTAAATCGCGCGTAGCTTGTGTTTCTCTGTCGCTACCGGTAAAGAATTCGCCTACTGACTGGAGGAAGCCTGTTTCTTTTCCTTGCCCGACAGGTGAACCAATAGGTTGACTATCGCTAGGTATATCAGCAGGGATATTAATATCGACATCTTGCAATCCTTTTATTTTTGACGCGAATAGATTTGCCGCCACTGTATCACCGGCAGCATCGGCCTTTATCAGTGCATCTCTTAACTGTTGCTCAGTAGCCATATTAAAGCCCATACTTAGCTAAAATTTTAGCTTCATCATCTTGTGTTTTTGCCGCTTCTTTTTCTTGTTTCGCTATAAAGTCAGCAATCGTATTGCCTGGAGTGCCCAAGAATGAAGCTGCTTTTCTCAACTCGTTAGCTAGCTTGGTTTGAGTGTCTTTTTTTCTAATTAACCATGCTTTCAAAGCTTTTGGCTCTAGGTTGTCAGGCAATGCAACATTAAGCGCGAAAGCTAATTCACTTTCACTTAACGCGCCAAAGGTGGTAGCTCCGACAACATCTAAGCCCATTCGGCCTCTGACATTATCAAGTTCAATTGACGCCTGCCTAAAGCTTGGCAGCTTCGAAATTATTGGCCCTGTTTCTGCTCCATTGTCTAATGCTTTTACTGCATCGCCTATGTTGGCAATTGTGAGCCTAACACCTTTTAAGCTATCGAATGCTTCTTTTGATGCGGTAGCCGCCTGCCTAACTAAAGCCTTGCCAGATTCTTTCTTGACTTCTATATCAGCTAATTCTTGTGGCGTCTCTCTATCAAAGCCAGATTGACGACCAAACTGTTCTGCTAATTGAATATCAATAGGATCTTGTGTTTTTAATGCACGCTCATTTAATTGTTTAAATGTTTTAAAGTCTTGTTGTGATGAAGTTGGTTTAACCTTACTAGCTTCTGAAGCCTTTAAAAATCCAGACTGTACACCAGATTGAATAGCCTGCCCAACTAAAGCATTGCCGCCTTCAATATCGCCAGACTTATATAAATCTAATAGCTCTTGAGTGTCGCTTGTGTTTGTTACTCCTTGGCTTGGTAAGTCAGATGCTATTCTGTTTTCAAGGAAAGCAATTTTACCTTCCACTGTAGGAATACTTTGAACCTCTTGAGCGCCACGAACAACAGATTTAAATCTATTCTCTTGCTGTGTAGCTATAAAGGTTTGTATTTTCTTCGCTGCCTCTGGATCAATACCAGATAACTGCGTTAAAGCTTGTGGGTCACCTGTTGCCGCTTTACTAGATAAATCTTGTATTTGCTGCGCCTGCTGATTACCTAGCTTTTGTTGTTGTATTTGCCTAAACTGCTGACCAAGCTGAAGCCCTTGTTGAGCCGCTAATCCTGTATTAGGTTGTAATTGAAATTGATTTGCTGTGACTAACGGCATGTTAAACCCCTATCGTATGGTAATTTACTTTCATGTAACCGTCGACAATACTAACTGCTTCAGGGCTTTTTATCATAACTTCGTTAGCCATAACACCGCGGTCATTACCAGTTAAGCCAATTGACTCTGCCAATTTATTCCAAGTCCATGACCAGATTGTATGACCGTTTTTCTCACCTATAATCTTTTTATTTGTTTTTAGTTTAGGGTCTGAAAAGAAACTTAATGCGGCAAATCCTGTCTGTTGTAATTGTTGCTGTTGTTGTGCTGCTGCTTGCTGTTGACCAAGTATTCCAGACGCTCTAGCTTGTCCAGAAACATTAAGTCCTTGCTGTATATTGTTAGCGGTATTTTGCCCAAACTGACCTACGTTAGTTGTAGCTGACAGTCCTTGCCCTGCTAATTGGCCTAAGCGACCAAATTGATTTTGGAAGTCTTGCTGTGCAAATCCAACTCCTTGCTGAACTAAAGCAGAGCGAACATTACCACCACCTAGACCACCAATAGCGGCAGAATTGCGTAAAAGGTTCTTTTGTGCTCTGTCGCGTAAAAATTGTTGCCCTGGAGATTGATTGAATTGATCGAATGCTGACTGTTGCGCGCCTGCACCACTCAAGCCTAATAAAGCTTGTTGCTGCCCAATAGCTCCAACACCAGCTTCTTGAAATGGCCTAAAACTCTCTTGGGTTATATCAAATTGTCGGCGTTGCTCAGCTATACCAGCAAACGCCGCTTCTTCTTGCTCTTTAGCTGCATTTTTAGCTGCTTCTTTCGCTTGCTTCCCTGAGTGCGTACCAGCAAGATCGGCTGGGTCTAATAGTGATGTCAGTGTGCCTGGTGCCACCGCCCCTAATCCGTTATCTCTTAAAAAGCCCATTATTTCAACCTCAGTATATTGTCATTGTATGACTGGCCATTCTTAATATAAGTATTCTCTGTGGTTTTTATAACCTCAAAACCAAACAAGAACGAAAACTCTAAAACATTTTTGTACAAATCAGGAATTACAGCGTAAAGGGGTAAACTACCCCGAAACAATAGTGACTTTAGCCCAAACTTCAGAGCGTATTCCTTTCTAAATTGTGGTAATACTTGTACATGACACGCATTTCCGTCTAAATACTTATGATAAACCATCAAGGCCACTATCTTGCTACCAATGTAACCACCGACATATAAATGATTTTCTAATGGTGGCTCAAAACATTCAATTAAAGGACTGTCATCATCTGTGATTGTACTGTAAATGTCAGGGTCACATAAAACGGTTTTGATGTCCTTTAAATTAGTTGTTTCTTTTACTATCATTGGTCAATTCTACCAAATTTTAGCCTATTCCGCTAACTTATGATTTCAGTAACCGTGCCTGTTGCGCTAATCGCATCATTTGCACTTGCTTTGGCTTGCATTGTCCCGCCAACCAAGATGGTCTGACCGATTATCGCAGAGGCTAAGTCATTAGAATTCGCACGAATATCTTTGTCTGTTATTAGTTCATTTAATACGGTTGCCGTTCCTGACTGAACTATTCTTACGCTAAATGATGCGTTTGACGCCGTGTAATTATTAAACACCGCCGCATCAATGCCTGTTCTTAGTACATCGCTTTCAGTAGCAACATAAATAGTCTGCCATGCTGTTGTTAGGTTAAAAGCGCTAAACGCTGATGTCAGTGGTCTACTAGCCATTAGAATTCCTCCCTCCAATTTATTTGTATTGACATATCTCCTCCACCGCCAGCAGGAGCATCAACGGCAAATGTAACCTCATCACCAGCATAAAGACTAAAACCTTCTACTTTTGTGTTGGCCCTTAGTGACTGCCTTAATACGAGGGCAACGTCATTAGGTGGTAAGTCCTCTGTTATTGTCGCGGCGGTTATTGATGTTTGCATCGTTGATTCTGCTGTGTTTACATCAGCGTAAATCAAAGGGGTACTTGGTGTTATTTGGCTGGGCGAATAAGCTTTAAATATAACGTCTTTATTTCCTGAGTTTGCAGAAACAATAATTTCAACTTTTGATCTAACGTGATTACTTTTACCTTGGTATGTAGCTCTTGGTTTTAGTGACAACAAGTGAGTTATAGTATTTGCCGCAGCAGCCAAGTTAACATTAAAAGCCGCAAACCTTCTGTTAGATACATCATCATCCCTAGACTCTCCGATGACACCAGCCCTAATAGAGCTTGTCTGTATGTGAATGTTGGAGCCTGTTCCTGATGTTCTGCCAACCTCAAAGGACACGGGCAGCGATGGGTTTTCAATGTGCGGGGAATCTTGAGTATTAGCAAGGTCTATAACGTGCATTAATACCCAGCCCAATTCGTGACCAGCATACACAGAAAAATAGGCAGGAGCTATGCCCAACCAACCAAATGATATTTTATAAATATTGTACCTTTCTGGATTTAAAACAAACCCGCTAACTCCTGTTCCATCAACCTTATCTTGATTGAAAGATGATTGTGGTATCGGCGTTTCTGAACCACCGCTTAACATAAAAACGCTAAAGACAGTGTCTTTGTACCCCAAATAAAAACCATCAGAACCGTTAAATATACCATAATGCTGAAATGTATTTACCTCTGGCGATGTAAAGTCAGAAGTGAACATGGTCAAACATTCATGGCCTGGCCTGTACCTTACCGAGTCCCTAGTTGATAATTTTGCTGATCCAACACCTGTGCCGCTTTCAACTGATGCCATGTTAGTTATGTGACTAACAGAACCTGTGCCAGTTAAATCACCAAGTGGGTTTTTTATATCGAACCCTGATATTGAATACTGAAACTGTACATTTATATTGTCAGATCTTTGCCCGACAGTTAATTCTCCAAACATGGTATTCATGGCTTTTTTATTTTCAAAGTCATTTAGTTGCGCATTTATAGTTTCAGGAAAAACGTTGTTACTCATTAAATTTCACTCCAATCAGTACCATCAAATATTAAGTGCATACTGTAATTTAAAATATTTATTGTTTTATTGGTGAGCCCATCAATAGAACCTATAACCTCTATTGATTCGCCTCTTCTTTTTATGTGTACTTCATCATCTTCTACCGCTTGAGGATCTAGAGGTATCGTGATGGCAGAAGTGTTTTTGCAAATAATCACCTGAAATGCGGCGGTAGTTACACCAACAGTAGTTTTAATTATTTCAAATTCTTTTAATTCTATTGAGTTAATCCTCGTTGCGTTCCTACTTACTCTTGAGCCTGTGCTTGTTAACTCTTGCTCGGTAGTCTCAACAATAATAGACGTACTATTTGTTTGCCCTGTAACGGACTCAATCCACCTTATAAAGCGATGGGTGGGATCTCCATTTTCATCAAAAAAATCCTCCCTCCGTCTTGGGACTACTATATTTTCTGCCATTAGCTAACACCTAATGATGGGGTAGCTGATATTTTAATTAAATTAGCATTTATTGGATCAGTTACCGTGAAGCGAATAGTTCTAAATTTAGGTATTTGCCCTTGTCTACGCCAAACTGTTTCATGCCCGAACTCGCCAATTTTACCAATAAATCGACTAAACTCATTTGAAAAAGTACGGTTATTATCTGAAAAGTCCATTCTTACAACAGGGTTGGAGCCTTGACCAATAGTTAAACCAGTGCCGGCTTGAAAAGTAGCTTCTATTTCTCCTGCAAACACATCAACATCATCAGCAGAAAAAGGTTGCGTTGCCGCCTGCCTTAAAATAGTTTCGCCATATTCAGTGTAAACGTTATCAACTATTTCACCTATTCGACCGTCGATAGAATCACCGCAATATAAGCGCCCGTAAGCCTTGGTAATTGAATTGACGCGCCAAACGTTATCGGTTACGCCTGTTTGAAATTCAAACCATACAGGAGAGCCTGACAAAGCAGAAGCTGTGCCGTTATATACAAATGTTTTACCTGGTATTCTATTCGAGTTAAAAGAAAATACAGCGAAAAACTGACCCTTTTTAGAGAAGGTCATTGTAAATGCTTGCGCTATTTCATCTTCGTTAAATTTTTGTATCTCGTTATCTATTGCATCAGATGAAATTTTAGTAGCTGAAGCGCTAGAAGTTTGACGCCATATAGCAGTTAATTCATTCTCGCCACCACCTATAAACATATAAGTATTGTCGAACTTAATCACACCGTACTTAGTGTGAGCACCTTTTTGTGTGAATGCGCCTGGTATAATTTGCAAAGGAAATCCCACACCGCCAACGTTACGAAATACCTCGGTTGTTTTAGAACCGATAATTGAAAGCTCGTCGTGGTCAACTTCCTGTGTAATTATTCTGTCAGGGTCACCCTCTGCGCTTCCGAAATCTAAAGCATCAAAGGTTAATGGTTGATTAAGATTGGAAACAAATAACTGCTTACCATCAGTTGTGGTGAATACAAAAAAGCCACGGTAAAACTTAACGCTATCAGAAAGCTGAAAGTCCGGATCGGTTACTTGCGTTAACACATCAGTTTCGTTATTGAATGCGTAAGCGTCACCGCCAGGCACCACAATAACTAAGTTAGTGCCATTATCTGCCATTGATACGCGTACAGTGCCGGTAATGGTGCCGTGAGTGTTGATTGTATTATCTTCATTTAATGATATTAACGTGTTGCCGACTACAAAATATGGTACACCTTTCATTGTGTGAGAGCCACGACCAGCACCGAAGCCAGTTTGTATTTTTAGCTCAACACCTGATGGTTGTAAAAGCGCATTAGGATTTAACGCGGATTTCTCCAACACTACGGGTATCCAGTTAATACAACGCTGAATTGATAGGGTAGGACTTTGGGCTTGATAAAAGCCTATTGGTACTGGTACGGGAGTTCTTGGCATTAGAAGTTCTCGTCTTTGTTATTACTAAAGAATCGTCTATCAGTATCAAAGTCACAGCCTTGATTGCCTGAGCCGAGAGGAAGTGTGTCAGGATAAGCAACCTCGCCAATAAAAATATTTGCGTTGATCAATATATCTAAAGAGTTTTGAGCTTTACCAGCTAAACCTGGCGATATAGCGCGATTGAATGGCACGGCAAGTTCAATAGCTAGGTTTGATTTAACCGCCCTAACCACACTGGCTTCAATACCTAAATCATCATCGCCGTTAAGTACAGGGCTATAACCTACTATGTAGCCGATATCATCCCAACTAGATAATAGGTCATTACAGCGCCTAATGCCTGCTTGTAATTCATCAGGTTGAAGCGCTTGTTCAGCTACCTTTACGTCTATTTCTTCAAAAGCATCGTTAACAACTTCTAGCATGGTAGTCATGATTAGCCCTTAATTAGTTTTTTAACTTGCTTGCGTAATGTGCCAACTCTTTTGCGCCTATCTAACTCAATATTAAAGTGTTCACGAGCAAACATTTCTAATTGCTCTTTATCTAAAACATCAATATTCAATTCACCGTTGATGCGATCAGCAACACCTTCAATAGCTTCACCTAATGCCTGAACCTTTTCTTTGTCTTTAGGGTCTACGCCGAAGTCAGTAGTTTTTACAAAGCACGATGGGGAGTCAGCCCAACCTTTTTCTTTGTAGCTCTCAAATTCATCAGAGTTAATAATTTTTGCTTCTTCCGTTTTATGGTAAATCCACGTTCTGTATATATTCGCCATTATTTAGCCCTTTTGATTAATAATTCAGTATAACATTAAATAGGCAGAAATAAAAAAGGCCACCGATTAAGTGACCTTTTCAAAACTCTATACTGGATTATGAAGTTGTACGAACCGCAAAATCAGGATTCTGAGCCTTGACGCCAAACAGAATATCAAAACGATAAACTGTTTCATCTGTTGTGATGTTGTATTGACGTACTGCACGTATAGAAATATTACCGAAGCTTTCGCGACTAGCGCTAGCGCCATCAGTAGGTAAATCTAAAGGAGCCATTGCAAGTGTAATGGCATTTTGATGGAATGCTAAGTTTTGCTTGTGCTCTGAAGCTGCCGCACCAGTTTTAACAGTGATAACCGCATCGTTTGCCGGTGCCGCTGTTACTGTCTGGAATGGGCCACTTGTGATCATAGGTGGTGAAATCGTCAATGTAGCTGGGCCAGTAGATGCTCCCGAAGTTGCATCAGCGGTAACCACGAATGTTTGTAAATCACCCGTGTTTTTGCGTGTTTTACGGTTTACTGAGTTTACACCAGCAATCGTAATAACATCGCCTGCCAGCAACACATCAGTAACATCACTAGTCCAACCATTAGTTACTAATGATTGAGTCCATGAATCACCCGAAGCATCGTAGGTAACGTTTTGCGTTGCGCCATCTACTAACGGTGTACCACCATGAGCACCAACAGTATGAAGTGCTAACGATTGATTTTCAAACAATTCAAACTTACTGTACCGACCAATTGAAGCCTCTTCGATTGCTTTGGTTGCAATTTCAGTAGGGAATACACTTTGTAAACCGTTAGCCAATGCAAGACTCGCATCCTCATCGTAGAAAGCAGACCAGCGCACATCCATTGGAACGCCCAGTTTAGTAAGCACTTTAGCTGCGCCACCAACTGCTAAAAATGTAGCAGGAGCAGTACCAGGGGTGCCGACAAAATTACCGATTTGCTTGTATACATCACCAATAGCGGTTTCGACTTGTTGCGCTAACTCAGCGGCAGCAGGACGAACATATCGAGCTGTAAAATCTTCAACTTTTAAAGTTAAATCTTGCGAGGTGATGGCAAAGCCAACATGCTTGCGCTGATCTAACGTTACGGTTGCTGCTTTTTCTTCAACATCTTCTTTGACCAATGTCGCGCCATCAGTAGCGGTAAACATAATAGGACGACGAACTTCAATTGAAGCTCCGACCTTGCGGAATTGACTATCTAATTGACGATCAACCTTTGCACCCATTTGAAGGGAGTTCATAAATTCTTTTAACATAATACGAGTTACAAGACTCGTGTTCTTAAATGTGTTACTCATTTTAGTTCCTTATAGCCCTGCCTAATTGTACTTAGCCATCCACGCGTCAATAGACATTTCATCATCTATCTTGTCGCTTAGTGCACTGCCAGCAGTTACCGGCTCAATTGGATCAGGAGCTGCACTTGTTTTAATTTCGGGTTTAACAGACATTTGCGCTGAAATACGACCTAACTCCATCATTGCCGCCATCGGTGTCATGTTAGCTAATGAATCAGCTTTATCTAAATGTGTACCAAGATGATAAACCATCTCCGCACCATTATCTAAATCCATGATTGCACTTGCAACACCTTCGGGTAACTCTGGAATAGCTTGAGCTTTGGCTTCAAAATCATCTTTACCTAAGGCGGTCGCTCGTTCATTAAATGTTTTTAATGATTGTTGCATCTTTGCCTGTTGGTCGCTCTGCTCTTGCTTAGCCTTTTGAGAAGTTAATTCGGACTTTACTTGCTCTTGAACCTGATAACTGACACTAGCTTTATTAAAAGCATCTTCATCATAGTCATGCTGTTCAAGTGTTGGCTGTTCAAGTGTCGGTTTGTTAGCCTCGCCATCATCAACCTGTTTTTGCAAGTCGCTTAATTTCTTCTCTACTGCTTCACGCTTTCGTCGTTCTTCGTGCTTGTCTGCTGTTACTTTGTTAATGCGCTTTTGAAAACCATCTTCTTTTGGCTCGTCACCTTTAGGTTCGGTTGCTACGGTTGCTTCTGGTGTTATCGCATCTACTGTAGGGGCTGATTCTACGGGTTGATCTTCTGTCTTTGTTTCTTCAGTAGCCTGATCGAGGGCTTCTTGAACAAACGCATCTAGCGGATCGAGTGCAGCTGGTTTTTCATCTGACATTTATTACGCATCCTATAAGGAAGAATTTTAGCCTTCATTTAAAAGCATGAAGTAGGCTCGTGGTCAATTATACTAAATAATGGTCAGATTAACAAATGTAGGATTTTGGCAATAAAAAACACCGTTTAAGGTGTTTTGAATGTTGATGATAGTAGGTTTGGGTTTATAATCCTACAATCTACAGGAGGTAATCCTAAATTGACCCCATATTTTGGTAGTCGGTCGTAATGCATATCATAATAATCTTCAAGAATAGTTATGGTATGCCCGCTTTCGTTAACAACAAACCATCCCGACCAACCCAGTTTAACTCTAATTCTAGGCTTCATAATAACCACCCACCCCTAATATATTTAGTGACTTACTAACCAAGCAATCACATTCTGACTTACTCATCAAAACAAACTCCTGTCTTACCTCGCCATTAGTCTCTAACTGCTGAATTATAACACCGTTAGCTTTAGCCTCTTTTAATACTTCGGCTCGCTTGTGTGTTAGGTCGCTAGATTTATATACTTTCATCCGCAACACCTCGCCATAATACCGCCAAATTGCACCTGCGCCAGCCCCATACCAGCTAACCCACCCATTAGTCCCATTTGCTGTTGCCGTTGCGCTACTGCCATTTGCATATATCCAATATGTGAGTTTTGCAGACCTCTATCAAGTTGATTTTGATACAAAGATAAAATATGTGATTGTCT